CATAGATTCAAAATCATCATAACTATAATCTAATTCTAAACCCATTAGATATAATTCATAATCTCTACTTACTACTAATACATCATCAATTACAGCATCTGTACGTTGTTCTTCATTAGTATAAGACCATTGATATTCAAAACCAGCACAACCACCACCCTTAACATCAAGTCTAACAAACTTGTTATTATTCTTTTCACTTAACTCTTTTAATCTTTTGTATGCGTTGTCTGATAGTTTTATCATTTAGGTTCATCCCCACGAACTACAACTTTACCTTTTGGAATTGATTTTTCTCTAACAATAGAACCATCTGTCTTTTTAGAAATAGGATGTGAATCTTTATTACATGTCATAACGATTTCATGTTTATTATTAATTGTACTAAAGATGTGTCTTGCAGCTGTAATTAAATACTTACCTGATTCTAATTCATCAAGAAAACCATTATCTTTGGCAGTTAAATCTGGTTTAGTAAAAGTAATTGTATCACCACACGCAAGAGCTGTGTGTCCGTTTACTTTCATATTACGACTAAGTGTTGTTGCTAATTCAACCATTTTACCTTTTAGAAATTGAACTGAGTCTTTTTCTGTAGTTGGAGTATAACTATAACTTTCAGTTTGTGAATTGTAATGTAGTGGATCGCCACCTGTGTCTTTATCTACTTGATAAGGAACTAAATGAATATTTGTATCTGGGTAATCTGAAATTCTAGAACCATCTTCTTCAATCGGAGAATCATTATATATTGGTTTATCCTTTTCACCACCTTCAATTCTATCAAACTTTTTATAGTCATCAAAGTAATTATGATCTTTTGTAGTTATTTCTTTATTAAAAATATCTACTGTTCTTAGTTTGTTTGCTAAAAGACCACTAACAATGTTCTTTAACATATCTGAATTATTATTTGAATCGTCTGCTATAACAGTACGAAACTCTTTTTCAATATCTTTTACTTTTGAACCAACATCTTGTAATTGGCCTGTGTCACCTAAGTTAAATTCTGCTTTAGTATCTTGATTGTATAAACTCTGTAGTGTTCTAAAATGATAACCATTAGTATTTTCAAAGAAAAGATAAAAAGGACTTTGTGTATCAATAGATACTGCTTCTTCCATAAGAGATTGTATAAATTGAAATGGATGTACATTTGGTACAACATATTTTCTTATACCACTAGACTCCTCAATGTATAATTTTTTGCCAGTATTAATACTATAATCACTTTTCATAAGTGTTTCAAATATTTCACTTGGACTACCAGTTAAACTTTTAGATATTCTTTTTCTTAAATTAGTTAATGCCTCAGGTGACATAAAAGATAATTCAAATACTTCAGAGTTTGTTGATGCATCATTTCTCGCACCAATTTTATATACAGAGAACACATTATCTGTAAAATCAAAACATTTTTCAGCATCATTGCTTTCAAATCCTGGTGTGACTATTTTTAATCTAAGATAATCTTGACCTAAAATTTGTGTATTAGTTATTAAACTATTTGTGTCAAAACAAAGAATAGAACCTTTTAATGCATTAGAATAAATGTCTTCAAATATATTGATTTCTAGAATGGATGAACTAAGATTAATTGTTAACCCTGCTGATGTGATTAATTCACACTTCTCAATTACAAATTGACCTGCATACTGTACCGTACTCATTTTAAATTACCGTTTCTGATATTTTTTCTTTAAATTCTGCAACAAACTGATCTACATATCTAGGGTCTAGTAGTTTAATCTTTCTTTTTTCATCTTGTAATGCTTCTTCATATTCATAGTTAGTCACAGCAGTTGCACTTGGATATAAAGTGTTTGATGTACCAACATCTATTTTAGTTGTAGTATGACCAGACTCTTGACTAATTTCATAATGATGAACTGCATTAACACTTTCAACACCATACTTATCTTTTAAGTATAAATCAAATTGTTGTTGTGTCATTGGCCAATCATGGTATCTGTCTTTTACTTTATTAAATAGTAAAACAACCCAATGTAAATTTATGTCACCATATAATTTGTGTGCGATCATTTCTGGTGTCTCACCTTCTTTAACATCGTAAGTATCAAAGACGGATGTATTTTCTTGTATTTTTGTTCTTACTACAACTCTTCTTAAAATATTAGTGACATCTTTTAGATTACCATTACCTTCAGAGTCGTATGGTATAACAGGAAAGTTTGAAAAATATGACATTAGTATCCCTCGAATATTCTTTCTTTAGTAATTAATTCCATTTCTGAGAACTCTAGTGTACACTGAGTTTCAACAGGTGGCGCACCTTCTTCATTAGGAGTAAATGTTCTATATCTATCACCACCATAAGTGACAGTAATATTTTCTAATACACATGTTGATATTTTTTGTAAGTATTGGTTTTCATTACCGTCATACATGTATTGTATATCAAATGTATTTGGAACTCTCATTTTTCTACCTTGTCTGTTTCCACCAACAAACTCTGGTGCTGCATTTGCTCTAAATGCAAATATAATATTTCTTACTTCATCTGCTTCTCTTTTATTCTTAGGTAAAAACTTAAATTGAAATTGAAACTTTCTTTTGTTTAAACCTTTGAATGCTAATTCCATTCTATCAGCAACAATAGCACCTTGCGCTGCTTCGTATGCTTCTCTTGTTCCTTGTAAACCAGGTATTGCACCAACAGCTGCAGTTGCAGTCTTCATCATACCTTCACTTAATCCCTCACCTAATCTTGACATTGTTGAACCAATAACTTCGGCAGTTGCAGCGCCACCCATGATTTGTCCGTAGGCATCCATTGCTGCGGCAGCACCTGAACCAATTTCAGTATCAACATAATTAAACTGATTAATATAAGTTGCTTGTGGTGGCATGTATAAAGCGATTGCAGTATCTAATCTAACAGTTGGTGCTCTTTTTAGATATGCAGTTGAACCACCTGCCTTTTTAGGTTTAGGTGTTTTCTTTCTTTCACTTAATGCTTTTCTAAAACCAGGGTCAACAGCATTTAAATCTGCGTGTTGTTGATTTCCGTATCCATTTTTATTAACTTCTTTTACAGCAGTATCACCATTCATTCTTGTAATGTATTGAGGAATGTTTGCTTGTGATGCATTTTCAATAACTGAAGTCTCACCATCTTTTCTCTCACCAAATCTTAATTCTGCGTCTTGTTGTTCATTAATATAGAACATAACATAGTGTCCTTGATTACCTACACCAGGTCCACCTGTCACATCTAAAGGGAAAGAGAATATATTAGTTGGTTTGTTAAACTCAGCACTAGACTTAGACAATGGTCCACCTTGTCTATTCTTATCTTGCAAACCAAGTGTTTTACGCAAGATACCAGATACTTTCTTGATACCATACGATGCTGCTGTTGCTGTTGCTTGTGTTTTTAAACCTTTTATTATACTCATATATAAATATTCCTTGACTATTGTACTATTTATATGTTATAAAGGAGTTAATAATGACTTATAGTGGCAGATACATACCAAGTAATAGAGAAAAATATAAAGGCAACCCATTGAAGATAATTTATCGTTCTATGTGGGAAAGACGCCTAATGGATTATTGCGACAAAACAAAGAAGGTAATTGAGTGGGGAAGTGAAGAAATAGCAATACCTTACATATCACCTATTGATGGTAAGATACATAGATATTTTCCTGATTTTTATATGAAGGTAAAACAGAAAGATGGTTCAAACAAAAAATTTATTATTGAAGTAAAACCAAAATCACAACTTAAACCACCATCAAAAAATCCTAAAAGAAGAACAAGAAGATGGTTATCTGAGGTTCACACATACGCAGTAAATAGAGCAAAATTTAACTCTGCAACAGAATACTGTAAAGACAAAGGATTTGATTTTAAAATATTAACGGAAGATCATCTAGCACCCAATTATAAATAATAGTAGGATACAAATATGGCAGTTTCAAAATACATAAAGGCAGTACAAAAAGCGGCTGGGGGAAGACCTAGAAGCACAGAGTGGTATAGAGACAAGATTAAAGAGTTTGGAAAACCAGGCGCTTCACAGTTGATCAGAGACGGTAAAAGAAGAAGAACTGTATTGTTTGGTAAACTTCAAATGTTTGTCTATGACCCAAAGTTAAAAGCAAAACTACCTTACTATGATACATTTCCTTTAATACTTCCTATTGAAACATATAGCGATGGGTTCTTAGGAATTAATCTACACTATCTACCAGTACCTTTAAGGATTAGATTATTAGATACATTGATTGACTTCACAAATACAAAAGATTTAAATAAAAGAACTAAAATACAGACAAATTATAACCGACTAAAACGAGTAAGATTAATCAAGCCTACACTGAAGAGGTATCTAAATAGTAGGGTAAAAAGTGATTTTAGAATAATAGATGCTGACGAATGGACTATTGCAACACTATTGCCAGTGGCAAGATTTAGAAAAGCATCAACAAATGAAGTCTGGCGAGACTCAAGAAAGATGATATAAAATTATGAGTAAGGATAGAATAGATATATCAGAATCAACGGCAGTAAGTATGCCTATGAAAAACCTTTTGGCCATAATTGCAGCAGTATGCGTTGGGGTCTGGGCTTACTTTGGTGTGTTAGAGCGTATTACCATGTTAGAAACAAAAAGTACGCTAGCAGAAAAAGATTTAAATCAAGCAGTTGAAACAATAACTGCTGACTTAGATAAAAATACAGAATTTAGAATTAAATGGCCAAGAGGTGAAATGGGGTCATTACCTGCTGACTCAGAGCAATTCATGCTTATCGAGCACATTGCTGGTCAAGTAGAGGGAATACAAAAAAGTATGGAAGACATGATGAACAATGGCGTTAACATCAAAAGACTACAAGAGGATGTAAAAATTCTGCGTGATGATGTTGAAAAATTAAAAGACAGTAATAGAAATATTATCTATCAAAACGGAAACGGAAAAACTCAATGAAAAAAATAACAACACTTATATTTTTATTATTGTTTACCTCAAGTGTATTTGCACAAAAACTTTATGTTGGTGGTGAGAAGTATGAAAAAGATGGCGTTGTTGCATTGATATTACACTTAAATGGTAAGATGATTGAATGGGTCTATAAAGAAAACATAGGTCAATGTTTGAAATCAAAAAGAATAGCATCTAGAGAAGTTGGTGGTGAGAGAGTTGTATTCTCATGTAAACTTGTCAAAGGATTATTACAAGAAGATAAACAAAGTAAATACGGCATAAGATTATTAAAGGTACTAAACTAATGGCAAGAAGCAGTTTACTAGATGGGTTTGCATACGGAGTACTAAATGAAATCTTGGCAACTTTTAGAAGTCAAGATGGTTATGCTAAACCTTCAAAATACGAAGTAATTATTACACCACCTACAGGTTATAGAGGAACAGGTGGAACAGATAAATCAACAAATCCTTTTGGCGAATTACTGCGTGAAAAAGGAACAGATTTAGTAAGAAAAGTTTCTATGGAAACATCGCAGGTTTCATTTCCTGGTATGACTTTAGAAGCTCAAGAAGACACAAATATTTACGGACCAGTCAGAAAAATTGTGACAGGTCAAACTTTTGCAGAGATCAGTACAAGCGTTAGAGTATCTTCCGATTTTAAAGAAAGAAATTTCTTTGATGATTGGCAAAGAATAGCTGCAAACAGAGCAGATTTTTCAGTAGGATATTATGACGATTATGTTGGAACAATGCAAATATTTCAATTAGATCAAAATGATAGAAGAAGACATGGCGTAGAGTTAATCGAGTGTTATCCGTCAACAGTAGGTGAACTACAAGGTGATTATGGTAATCTTAACTCTTTATATTTACTACCTGTGACTTGGTCATATAGATATTGGAAAAATTTAACAGATGAGGCAGAATTGCCTAAACCACTTCTAGAAAGAATTGGTGATGTGTTCGTTAATACTGTTGAGCGACAATTAAGAAGTCGTGTTCCAGCAGTTTTAAGAAAACTATAATATTAATATATAAGGAGCGATAATTATGGCACTACCAAAACTGGCAACTGCAACATACGAGTTAGAGTTGCCATCTTCAGCAGAAATTATTACATATCGACCTTTTCTAGTCAAAGAACAAAAGGTTCTTATGATGGCTAGTGAAAGTAAAGAAGATAAACAGATAATTGATGCAGTAAAAAATATTATTAAAAGTTGTACTTTTGATAAAGTGGATGTTAATAACATCCCAATGTTTGATCTTGAATATATCTTTATCAAACTAAGAGCAAAATCAGTAGGGGAAACTGCGAAAGTCACAGTCACTTGCCCCGATGACGAGAAAACAAAAGCAATTGTTGAAATCAACTTAGATAAAATTGATATGACAATTAAAGAAGATCATACTAATATAATAAATATAACAGATGATGTTTCTTTGGATTTGAAATATCCTTTAATTGATGATTTCAAAAGTTTTGATTCTGAAGACAGTAATACATCAAAAAACTTTTTTGGTTTAATCAAAAAGTGTGTTGCGAGTGTGACTGAAGGTAAAACTATTCATAGAAGAATAGATTTTACTGATAAAGAACTTGACGAGTTTATTGATTCACTTAATAGTGCTCAATTATCAAAAGTTATGAAATTTTTTGAAACGATGCCTAGACTTAGACATGTGGTTGAAGTTGA